TATTGCGCAGTGTCTTGGTCAAAGACCGCGCTCAATGTTTCCGGGTTCTCGACGGAGGCAAATAGCTCGCGATAGAGCAGGTCGATCTTGTCCGACAGGCTGTAAGAATACACAAGTATCCCGTTGTCCTCCGATCTCTTGATCGAATGGATACCAGATCGCGAGCAGTATAGGAGGTCTGTTCCCGCGTTTGCTATGGTGTTGTGGCTGATACAGCCAATGTTTATGTTTGCGTTGTCGTCTATCACCCATCGGTCAATATCCGGGTCTATCCTGTAAATGATGCTTCGGTCTGCCGTGAAAACTACAAGACGGTTTTGCTCAAACGTCCCAAGACCAGTGATCTGGTCAGCAGTACCTAGCAAGTTTGCTACGTCGATGAAGCCAGCGCGTAAAACATTCGTGCTGGCCGGGTCTTCATCATCGGGGAAGAGTTCGTCTTGGTCTACCCTACTCAAATGTACTTGTGTTTCACGCCCCGGAATACCAGCTACGGCCAACCTACGCTGTACAGACGTGATGTATGCAGGCTTCATTTCGTTGATTGATGGTGACTGGTTGCGTGTAAATTGGATACCGTTGTAACGGTACATAGGTCTTGATCGCGCCGCTAAATGTACGGCTTGGTTGAAGACAGTGCTGGTAACGATAGCGGCAGTCGGGTGTACATCTTCTAAGACGTGATCACGTTCTGACTTAAAGTTAAGACCAGAGCCTGTTTCTTCTACCCAGCATACTTCGTCAGAGCCAAAGAAGCGTGTATGTTTTACTTTGAACTCACCCTTGCGAAACTTGCAAGAAGCGTCACGTACCATCTGGCCTCGCCAGTCAGACGAAGCGTTGTTGATCTTAGTAACGTGCTGGTCTTTGCCAGTGTCTAGGCTGGTGATGTCACGAGACGTATCGAGACCTTGAAAGTTCTCATAAGCAAACGTCTTGGCTTTTATCCCGCTTCGTGACTTCGTTGTGCTAGTCATTAGTAGCTAACCGTCCCATTGCTCGTGTTTGTTTTGCCGCCGTTGATGTTGCGTTTGTTTGTGCCATCGTCGACAACAGTCATCTGTATCTTGGTGTTGCCGTTCTTGGCCTGCCATAGTTCACGGTTTAGGGTCGCAAAATATGTGGGCATGTACATCTGCATCTTCTCACTGCCTTGTTGAAGGGCGTAGTGATAAAGTAAACCTTGCACCATGATGATGTCTTTGATCTTACGGACGTCTGTGGCCGACTGGTAGTAATCAATGGCCACATTGTCGTAGTACGGATGAGTGCGAATGTCGTCGATGATCATGTTGCCGAACTCGATGAACATAAGCATCACATCACCGTCCACCGTGCCGGGATGAAAGTCTCCAAAACGTCTCAAGGCTTGCATGGCTAGAGTGTTTAGCGGCGAGTTTACTTCGCGTATATGGGGGTTTGTGTCGCTTTGTACCATGAGTTACCTCTTACGGACAATTCGTGCGTTCATGACAAAGTGGTTCTTCTCGAAGCGTTCGACGTCGTCTGCCTGCACTTCGTACTCTAAACGTCCACTTTGGAAATTTCGGATAGGGCCAATACCTGCGACTGCGAACATAGATGGTTCTTTTTCGCGGCTTTCAAACCAAACAACTGCGTCTTTCGCAGGTGCCTTTTCAACCTTTGCAGGCTTTGTTTCGACCCAAGCCTCGTTTTCTGGTGTGTTAGGGTCGTCTGCAATGAATGCGCCCGTGTCTGTGCGTGCGCGTGTCTTAGTTGTTTTCTTGGTCACAGTCTTTTTCGTTTGCGCCATAAGTTTCTCCTAAAAATTAAGGGGGCAAGATGCCCCCTTAATATCGCTTGTTTTAGCAGACTGGTCGTCCCACTTAGTTTTTGCGTGCTGACCAGTTTTTGATGTAGGCGTGGGTTTTGTCTTGCAGAAGTTCCAGACCACATTCAGTCAGGTACTCGTGCTTGACGCTATCCGCGTCTACCGCTTGACGGTTCTCCAGAAGCTGGGTGTCGCGACCTTCTAGGTGACGATAAACCAGATACGGGAAGTCAACGATGATCATAGCGTTAGCCATGTTCGGGATTTGACGGAACTGCGGGTGCAGGTGAACCATCAAGTCTCCAGCGAACGTGTTGTAACGTGTCAAGTTGACGCCGTAGGCACCTTCCATTGCTGTCGGTTGCCAGCGATCTTTGCCGTACTGTTGCAAGTGGTTTGCAACATTTTCGCCAACGAAAGCGATCTTTTGCTTAGAGCCAAACTTAAAGACTGTAGAGATCAGTAGGCTGTCAAAGCCTTCTTCAGTCATAGTCCCTGCGCCAGAGCCACCGTAAGACGCATAGTCTGTAGTGACGTCAACGACGTTGCTCAAGCTGTTCAACAAACCGCCTGTGTAGCGAGTTGGCTGTGCAGTAGAGCCGTTAGCTTCGTGCTTTTGACCGAAGAACATTGCACGCTCGATGTCAGACATGTGGAGCTTGAGTGCTTTGGTCATCGCTTCGTCCAGCTTGTCGCCAGTCCGTAGGTATGTGCTTTGCATCGTATTTGTTACGGCGAAAGCTGTACGGAAAATCTGGGTAAAGTTGGATGATACTGTTGCATCGAAGCTAATAGCAGTCGGAGAGCTTCCACCCTCTTGTGCGGCAAAGCCAGCAATGAACATGTCAGCGTTATCAGCAATCTGGTGTGATGTGCCGCCAATGTTACGAGCCACAGTCAGCGTAGTTGCTGTTGTGTCCGCAGTGACGTGCATAACTTCGCCAGTTTCGCTGTTGACAACGATCGCGCCATTGATAGCGAATTTGTTGTCGTCAGACGCATCAATAGTAATAGACGTAGTAGACGTAGAGGCTACTGCACCGTTTACTTTTAGTTTGCGCTCCGGCAGTTCGTCACGGAAGTTTTTGTATTCCGGGTCGTCTGTCGGTTCTGATGAACCCATTGCAAGCATCGCGTTTAGCGGTGCGTTACCATTTGGTTCGAGAAGTGTGAATAATTCACGATAGTTTTTTGGGCGGAAGTCTGAGGTAAACTCACCTGTTCCGCGCAATCCTTGAATAGCCGCCATGATGGGCCTCCATTATTTTAAGTTGCGGTTCAGCGAGCCACGCGGGAAAATCCATCGCATTGCCCTATATTGTTAGCTGGCTGGGCCGAAGCGCAACCGTCTGTGCTATGTGTAGTATAGGACGTACAAATATAGTTTTCGTCCCTATTCACAAAAAAACGCCACGGGGTTTAGCCGTGGCGTAGTTAAGGAGGAGGTAATGTCTAAGCCATGCCTTTCTTTTGCATAGCCATAGTCGCGAGCTTGTCGAAAGTGTTTCCACCATCTCCGGCTCCCGCTTCTGCGCCTGATGACGCTGAAGGTGTTGAACCCATTGAGCCAGTATAGGCTTGGCGACGCTGTGCTATTGCACGCATGCGCTCCATCTCAGGGCTATCCATGTTGTTCTTGAAGTCTGTCATCACCTTGATGGTGAGTTGAGGGTCGACAAAGTCTTCCATAGTGAAGCCTCGTTCTGCCGCAAAGACCATGAAGTCGTTGGCCTTGTCGTCTGCCAGACCGAGAGCAGTCTGTACTTTGTCGATGTTATTCGAAATTGATTGACGCATTGCGTTGATTTGCTGGCTTTGTGCGCCCTGCATTCCTTGCTTCGCCGCGTCTGCAACACCATTGGACTGTGCCAATACCGCTTGTAGCATTTGTTGCGTCTGTGCAAGTTGCTGTTGCATCTGTGCCATGCCCTGACCTTGTGAAGACATCATATCTTTATAGCCGGGAGGGAGGGATGCCGCGTTATCTTCTTCCCATTTTGACATTATGGCGTCCATGTCGCCACCTTTGAGAGCCGCAGTTTTATTGTAATCGCCAGACTTTTCGCCGTCTGTGTTACCCATAACAGGGTTAGGCTCACCAGCTTTTTGTAAGTTGGTTAAAGTGTCTGCGACCTGCTTGCTGGTCATGTTGGGATTGGCACGCATGTACTGCTCAACCACGTCCATGACGGGTTTGTACTGTGCGTTCTTGTAGTTCATTGCGCTGTAACGCTCGAACGTAGATTTTATTTGTTGAGGTGTTAGTTTGCGATTGTTGCCTTCGCCGAAGTCTACCTCATAAATAATTGCTTCAGCGGAAATTTTATCGCCTTCAGTGTCGGGAGAGCCTTTTTCAGCCGCTTGGCCTTCTGCGCTATCCTTCGGTTCTGGTTTTGGTGCGGCAGGGGCTGGTTGCGCCTGTTGCGGTTCTACGCCCATAGTCTTAGAGGCGATGCCATCTACCATCGCGGCCATTGCTTGGGGGTCTTGTGGGTTTGCCATTTTATTCTCCTATCCCAGCCGAAGCGGGGGATTGTTTCTGATGTTGTATTATGTGTTAAGTGGTTTGCTGTTGTCGTCCGCAGAATTTAGGGCAATGTCACCCTCTAGTTTCTGTCGCAGACGTACAGGAAGTTCTAACATCTGCTTTGCGGCCCATATCGAGCCACGGCGGAAGTTAATCTCGTCGAGTTCCATTGATGGCGTTTCCGCAATAGACATTGCAGACGCCAGAATTTCCTCGTGCATGATTTCCATGACGACTGTCCAACCCTTGGAATTTAATAGGTTGTCGACCGCCTTTAGTTTGGCGGATGGCGTCATTTGCGTTTGGCTTTTTTGCCTTTACGAACTACTGCTTTGCCAGCCATGACTGCGCCATGACCTTTTTTATTGGCAGGCGTATGTACTGCCGAGCCTTTTGGGTAATACTTGTCTGCGTTACCGTTATTCATTCCCATGTCATTCTCCTTATGATAAGAGTATGATAGAAGATACAGACGTTATGTTCGTCCCTATCTGGCATAATTTTCTATCAGTCTGTCGATCTTTGCATCGAGGGCGTCAAGCCTATCCATGACACGGTTTATGTCGCTGTGTACTTCGGACTTAGTGATGTATTCTTTGGCCATCTCTTCGCGTGTGCGGTTGAGTAATATTTGCAGACGCTTCTGCTCTTCGACATAGTTACGGAGCATCCATCCGACAAAGCCAATTAAGCCTGTCAGTGCGCCACTCCATAATATGTCGAACTGCATATCCATTATTCTAGGTCAGCTTCTGCCTGTTGTGACCATTCAGCGTCGTATTCTTCTTGCCTTTGCTGTGCAGTTTTAGCTAATCCTAGAGTAAATGCTTGCTCTATTTGGGCATCTCGACCAACGGCTAATGCTATATTCTCGGCATTACAATGAACTATTAAGTTTTGAATGATACCATCATTCTCGACACGAGCTTGATTTGTAACGGCTATCTCTACCCATTCTTGGGGAGACATAGCGGCAGACTGAAGACCTTTGTATTCTGAATCTGTAACCGTAATTGTAAATGTGTGTGACATTTTTTCTCCTATTGTATTAAGCGATTAAAAAACCGCTAAATCTGTTGTGACTTCCAGACGCTTCCATACCCACATTTCCTGGGGATTGAGCAAATACTAAATCCACATACTGATTGGCGGTTAAATATAGAGCATGAGAAGCTATTATTTGGCAGTGACCACTTGTAGTACCATTTTTTGTGTCGTAAGCTCTTAATATAACACTAGCATTTTTTCGTAAATCCCAGTAAAAATCACCTGTGGCTGTTGTTCTATGGGTGAACACGCTAAAGTTAAATTGATACATACCAGATACAGGAGCTATAAATCGGTTATTTGTGTTATCCCAACCATTACCAATATTTGTAGTAATACCTGTGAAGTCTACTACACTACCTACAGGATGGCTGTTGGGAACAGTATGGACTTCAAACGCTGGCTGATACGGCATTGTGACACGGCCATATTGATCTATTTTTAGCCTATCATATAAAGTACCTGCATGAGAAGTTTTAAGTCTTAATTCAGCCGCCCCAATATTTACACCGTCATT